CCGGGACGTTCGATGAAGTCCTGGCCGCGCTGGAACGTAAATAGCACGACTGAGTTACCAAGGCCCGAGAGGGCCTTTTCTTATGCCCGGCGGGGGTCGAAAGGCCCCCGCCCACGAAAGGACTTCGCATGACTGACGCCTGCTGTCACGTCTGCCGCAGCACGTTCGGCGTCTGCCTTACCGGCTACCGCTGCGGCCACCACATTGAAACACGCCGCACCGAGGATGCCGACGACCGCGCCCGGCGGCTCTACAACAACCCAACCCAAGACATTGCCATCGCAAACGTGATGCGCGGAAACCGAAGGGAACGCTAATGGCCTACCAATTCAACGGCACGCCCGATGCGCTGCTCCTGGATGAGGACCGGCCGCACTACCCGGCCAGCGAGGAAGAGGCCCGCGCAAAGTTCGCCTACTTCCGGAAGGCCGAGGATGGCATTAATGGCGGGCCTGGACCTATCCTGCCGAACGGCGACTGCGGAACCAATGGCGGCTACATGAAGCACTGGCGGCGCAAAGAAACACAGTGCGCCCCGTGCAAAGCCGCACACGTGACTGTTGAGCTACTGAGGCAGCGGAAAGCGAAGGTGGCGGCATGAGAGGCAAACCAGCACCCTCGCCGGAACGACTCAAGCAAGCCGCCGACCTATTCGAGGACGGCGCATCCCAGCGCGAAGTCCAACGAACAACCGGCATGTCCCGAATGACCCTACGCAAATACTTCCCCGGCACCGGCTGGACATTCATCCAAGGCGGCGAGTTCCGGGCGCTCACGAAAAAGGTAGGCGTCTAGTGCCTGGGTATGTATACCGAGGCACCGGGGCGGACAGTGACGACCGGCGCAAAGACCGATATTGGCTATTCAACCCGGACCTATGCGGCACCAATGCCGGATATCACCAGCACTACCGGCACAAGCAACCCGCGTGCGAACCATGCAAAGCCGGGCACCAAGCATACGACGCTGAGTATCGGGCGAAGCGGAAAGCCGCCGGGATAAAGCGGAAACGACAGCAAAAACAGTCGCGAGCGTTTTAGGGAAACGCAATGCACTTCGATTAAAATTGAAGGGTAAGGCAAAGCCCCTGGCGCTACCAACACCAAGGGCTTCTAACCGACCCTTCTGAACTGACCAGAAAGGAGGGCTAACCGTCATGCTATCCGACGCAGCCCCCACCACCGCAAGTGACCGTAAAGAAATCGCCCGCACATTCCTCTGCCTCGCAAACGGGGAATATCAGGCACGCAAAGAGCGCCGGGGATACTTCGCCCGCCTTGCCAAGAGTCACGGGCTCACCAATCAGGACATCGCCGACGAATACGGCATCACCGAGGCGGCCGTCCGCGCCATGATCCAGCGGGCAGGTAAGTAGATGGCGATCAGTAAGCGGCTGCGGTTCGAGATCCTTCGCCGCGACGACCACACCTGCCAGTACTGTGGCGAGAAGGCACCCGACGTCACGCTGCATGTGGACCACGTCAAGCCCAAGACGCTCGGCGGAGGCGATGGCCCCGAGAACCTGGTCGCCGCCTGCAAGGACTGCAATGCGGGCAAATCATCATCATCACTCGACGCCCCCTTGGTTGCCGCCATATCCGAGCGGAATCTGGACTGGGAAATCAAGGCGCAAACCCTCTCGGCGCAACTGCGCGGAACACTTGAGCGCGACCAGGAATATTGCTCAGAATTCGATGAGATGTGGAGCAATGCAGCGGACAACTCGGGCATTCCCGCGGCATGGCCCTTTGGATATCAGGGATCCGTCATGCGGTGGTCAGGAATGGGATACCCCATTGAGGCAATGGATGTGGCAATCGAGACAACCTTCGCCGCGTCACGCGTATCCCCTGCTGACAAATTCCAATACCTCGCCGGAATTATCTGGCGGCAAATCAAGGAGGCGAGTGTGGATCTCATAAGCCCCGCCGCGCCTCGGCTGCACACTGACGGCGATATGCAAAACGAATGGTGCCGAGGGTACGACATTGGCATGAATAAGGGGCGCGAGAATGGCCCGCATTAGGAGCATCAAGCCTGAAATTAGGATCAGCGAGAAGGTCAACTCCTGGCCGGTGGAACTGCGCTACTTCTGGATCATGCTCTGGGGATACGTGGACGACCATGGGCGGGGCCGCGACAACCCGAAGCTGATAGTTGCCGACACTTACCCGCTGGACGATTCAGTGTCCGATAAGGACGTTGAGCGGTGGCTGAAAATCCTTGAACGGGACGAGGTTATCCGCCGCTATGTGGTGGACGGTAAGCGTTACTTGCTGATTCAGAACTGGAATGAGCATCAAAGGCCGTCGCACCCTGCCCGATCCGTAATCCCCACGCCAGAACCGCTAGAACATGCGGGCGGGGAGTCTTCCGGTAATCCTCCGGAGGACTTCGCGAGGACTTCCGCAGATGGTTCCCCTGAGCAGGGAGCAGTGAGCAGTGATCAGGGAGCAGGGGAGCAGGAAGATTTACCCCCCACAACCACCATCGCCGAGGACTTCGCAACCGCATGGGCCGAGTATCCGATCAAGAAGGAACGCAAGAGGGCAGAGACCTCTTACAAGAAGGCGCTTGACGATGCATCCCCTGAAGAAATCCTGGCTGGGGTTAGGAGGTATCGGGACGATCCGGAGCGAGACCCTAAGTTCACCAAACACTTCAGCACCTGGCTCAACGCTGGCTGCTGGCAAGACGAGATCACACAACAGGCCGTCATTGATGGCCCATGGTCCAAGAGCTTCCACGAGAAGGGCATGCGAGCATGACCGAACCACAAACCCACGACGCCGTCGCTGAACAGTCAGTCTTAGGTGCGATGCTCATCAGCCAGGACGCCATCGCGGACATCGCAGACATCCTGGACGGCGGCGACTTCTACCAGCCAGCGCACGAAACGATTTACCGGACGATCATGGAGGTTCACGGCGCGGGTAGGCCGGTGGACGCGATCACCATCAACGACGCGCTAACAAACATGGGCGAGATGGCACGGATCGGTGGCGCGGCATACGCTCACGAACTGGCGCTGTCGGTCCCGTCCGCTAGTGCTGGTGCCTACTACGCCGAGATAGTCGCACACGCGGCCACGAGGCGCCGGCTGACGGGCGCGGGCAGGAAGATCCAGGAACTCGCAGGCAGCGGCGGCGACGTTGATGAACTCGTGGAAGCGGCACGGCGCGAGGTTGACCAGACCTCACGGGCGACCGGATCCGCGGTCCTGTCATTCGGGGAAACCATCGACACGATGCTCGGGACGTTGGATGAGGAAATCAACCACCACCCGACACCATGGGCCGCGGTCAATGCCATCATCGGCGGACTCAGGCCAGGCGCGCTGTATGTCGTCGGCGCCCGTCCATCGGTGGGCAAGTCCGTGGTGGCGCTGAACCTGGCGCAGTGCTTGGCGCAACGTGGATCAGTGGCGTTCTCGTCACTGGAAATGTCCAACAACGATGTTCAGATCCGCGCAGTCTCCGCGGACCTCAACCTCGACGTGTCAAGGCTGATCGAACGGAACCTGACCCCCGGTGACTGGGCGAAGATCCGGGACCGCCGCGCAGCATGGGGTGAGGTGCCGCTCTACGTGGATGACCGATCCGGCGTGACCATTACGGACATCAAGCGGTTTGCCCGATCCGTGAACCGCCGCAAACCGTTGGCCGGCCTCGTCGTGGACTACCTGCAACTCATGGCCCAACCGCACGGCGACAAGCGGCCCCGTCATGAATTCGTCGCGGACATGTCCAGGCAGCTCAAAATCATGGCAATGGACATGCAGATACCTGTCATCGCACTGTCCCAGCTCAACCGGGCCAGTGAATCCAGGAACGACAAGATGCCGATGCTGTCCGACCTCCGCGAATCCGGCGCCGTCGAACAAGACGCCGACGTCGTCATCCTGCTGCACCGCGAAATCATGGGCGACAACCGGAATGACCTGTCAATGCTCGTTGCCAAGAATCGGCATGGCGCAACAGGGCTCGCTCAACTCACCTTCTGGGGCCACTACTCGAAGGCCCTCGACCAAGGCACGACACCGCAAAACGCACAAAGGATGGCCACATGACCACCGAACGTATCCGGGCCGCGCTCAGGCTCATCTACCCCGACGACATAACACCCATGGGCAAGCGGGTGCTTGAAAAAGTCCTCGACGACATGGACCACAACGAAGCCCCGGTTAGCGCTGGGGCTTTTGTATGCCCGAAGGAGGCGCGTTGTGATCCCAATTAGATGCAGAGAGCTAATCATCACGCTCATGGATGCAGGCTGGTCCTTTGTCGTCCAGCACGGCAAGGACACCGGTGACCACCCGTTCATCAGTGTTGAGGCCATGAAGTCAAAGGGTGGCGAAACTATCCGCGTCACCTGGCATACGCGAGCGACCGGCACTTACCGCTTGTTTTCATGCATGGTCAACAAGCGCGACGTAACACTAGCCAGGGCGCTTGAATGGATCGCCGCATGACCCGCTCACACGAGTTTGCAGACGGCACAGGCGCGACCCCCACTAACGAGAGGCAATCATGACCAACCCAATCCACCCGAAGTGCGGCAAGTCCTACCCCGGCACCAAGACTGCGGGCCATTGTTCAGGTTGCTGCGAGACATTCATCGGCCTGACCGCGTTCGAGGCTCACCGACGCGGTGAGCATGGCGTTGACCGGCGCTGCGAGATCACCAAGGACCACTGGACCGACGACCGCGGGTTCTGGCATATCGGCGCGAAACTGACCGCTGAGCAGAAGTTGGAACGTTGGGGAGCGAAGGAATGACCGATTCCAGCGTGAGTATTGGCCCTCAGGAGGCTCTAGAAGTGGCTGGTGGGGAGGAAGTGCCGGGAGTGACAAACGAGGCGCTTAGCAAGCGCGTTCCCAAGCGTTCCCGTGTATCAGCAAAGAAGGCTGGATCCAGTTTCGAGCGTCTGATCGCGGACCACCTGGCCGCCGTCGTTGATGACCGCATAGACCGGCGCGTGAAAACCGGCTCACAGGACCGCGGCGACATTGGAGGGCTGCGGCACATGGGCGGGCGCGTAGTGATCGAAGCCAAGGACTACGGCGGCAGACTCATGCCCGGCCCGTGGGTCGGGGAAGCCGAAACGGAACGCGGGAACGACGATGCGCTATGCGGGCTCGTCATCGCCAAACGGCGCGGCACCACCAAGCCGGGGCAACAGTTCGTGCTCATGACCGTGGATGAACTCACCGCGCTGCTACTTGGCAGCCGAAGCCATATTGACCAGGAGGACTCATGACGCTTACCGACCACATTCACCAGTTGGTGTCCGAACACATGACCAAGGCGGATACTGGCGAGTTCATCAAGGCGCCGCCGCTACTTGCCCAGCTTCGGGCCGCTGTCACGTCAGACTTCGCCGTTGGCCGAGGTGGATCCGGCGGCGGTGGCGGGATGATGCTCAACTCAAAAGCGGACAAGCTTGAGCGGGAAATCAAGGAGAAGATCCTCAGTGAACAGTTCGAAATGACCGGCGTCGAGTACCGCGGCGGGATTGTCACCCTACTCCGGGCGTGGGAAGTTGCAGCGTCCAGTGAGTGGCGGCCATTCCTCGAGCGGGTCACACTCGAATGGATCGACAACATCCGGACGCTACTGGAGTCAAGGCGGCCACCGTGGCGCCCATCAATGCCCTGCCCGTCCTGCGAGCAGCGGTTCTACGGAGCCGAGCGTGAACCATGTCTGGCCGTCTACTACTGGGATGACGACGCAGAGAAAACGGCTCATCCATCGCAATGGATCGCCAAGTGTGAAGGCTGCGGTGTCGAGTGGAACGGCGACAATCTCAAATGGCTTAGGGCGGCAAGCGACACGCCGAAGCTGGATGTTGTACAGGTGGGTTAAATCAAGTAGTCTTATTCCGATGGGGCTACAAGTCCCACCATTGCCAAGGTCGGTCCAAGTGATCGGCCTTTTGCGTGCCCGGACTTTCCACTCGGGCACCCAATGACTGAAGCCCGCGCCTATCCCCCATATGGCGCGGGCTTCACCTTT